CAACAACTTTATAAAAACAACTATAAATAGATAAAAAAATGACAAAAAATGTCTGCGATTATAACTGATCAACTTAGAATATTAAATGCCAAAAACTTTGTTTCGGCAGCAACATCAACTACAAATAGTTATTATACCTTTGTTGGACTGACAAACGCAACAGATTATGATCCTAATTGGGATTCATTACCTCCTGCACCAAAAGACAATTTTGATGAGGAAAATTCCTACTGGGATACAATGATTGCATTGAAAAAAATTTCAAGCGGTGATGTTAGGCAGGTAGTTAGAAAGAATATTTGGACGACTGGAACCACATATGATATGTACAGCAATGATATTAGTAGAACTAATTTAGCCATCCCATCAAACTCCACAAGTTTATATTCTTCCAACTTTTACGTTGTAAATAGCGATTTTAGAGTTTATATTTGCTTATATAATGGTATTGATCCTGAAAATCCATCGGGAAGACCTTCTTTAGATGAACCAAGATTTACAGATTTGGAACCTAGACCTGCTGGAGATAGTGAAGACGGTTATATTTGGAAATACTTATATACTATTAAACCAAGTGAATTAATAAAATTTGATTCTACTAATTTTATTCCTGTTCCTATAGATTGGGAAACAAATCCAGACTATGCGCCAGTAAGAGATAATGCAATAAATGGTGGGCAGATTAAAATTATAAGAGTTTTGAATAGAGGTTCTGGCATTGGAACCGCAAATAGAACATATACAAATGTTCCAATATATGGTGACGGTTCTGGTGCAGAGTGTACTATTGTCATTAATAGTGATTCTACAGTAGAATCCGCAATTGTTACCAATGGTGGATCTGGATATACATATGGAACTGTTGACTTATCTGCAGGAAATGTTCCTTCTGGATTATCTTTACCAACTTTTAAAGTTATTATTCCTCCACAAAATGGTCATGGATATGACATCTACAAAGAATTGGGAGCTTATAGAGTATTAATTTATTCAAGAATAGAGAATGATGTTGAAAATCCAGACTTTATTACTGGAAATAAAATTGCAAGAGTTGGAATTGTGGAAAATCCACTATCATTCAATTCTGATGATGTTCTAACACTAGATAAAGCCAGCGCTTTATCAGCTCTTAAATTAATTGGAACTGGATACAGCACTGCAAATTTCACTCCAAATTCTATCTTTACCCAAACAGTTGGACTTGGTTCTACTGCAGTTGGAAGAGTTATATCTTACGATAAAAACACAGGTGTTTTAAAATATTGGCAGGATAGAACACTTGTTGGATTTAACAGTAATGGAACATTAAATTCAAATCCACTTTATGGTTTCAATCTAAATTCATTTACTGCAAATCCAGATAATGGTGGTTCCATAATTATTCAATCTCCTAATGTGAGTGGTCTTGGAATAGATACATCTTTTACTGGTATAACTACTACAATAAATAATAGAAAATATTTTCTGGGCCAAAATTTTGTTGAGGGTGTTGCTAATCCAGAAGTGGAGAAGCACTCGGGAAATATAATTTACATTGACAATAGACCTTCGATAACAAGGTCATCAAATCAAAAAGAAGATATCAAAGTCATTTTGCAGTTTTAGAAATTATGCCACAGCAAACTAATCTAGACGTATCACCATATTTTGACGACTTTGATAAGGAAGATCAATACTATAGAGTTCTCTTTAAACCGGGACAACCCGTTCAAGCAAGAGAATTAACAACTCTGCAGTCAATTCTTCAAAATCAGATTGAACAGTTTGGAGATCACTTTTTCAAAGAAGGTTCTCTTATAATTCCAGGAAATATTAACTATATTGATAATTATTATGCTGTAGAGATTCAAGAAAGTTATCTTGGATCTTTAGTAGTATCTTATCTTCCATATTTGATCGGAAAAGTAGTTAGAGGATCAAATAGTGGCGTAAGAGCAATTGTAGTAGGTGTCATTAAATCTGACGATTCTGAAAGAGGAAATAATACACTATACGTTAATTTTTTAAACTCAGATACTGCAACTAACAGTTTTCAAGGATTTTCTGCAAGTGAGACTTTGATTGTAGAACAACCATTGGTTGAACCTAGCACAATTGAAGATGATGTAGAAATTATTATCCCAGCAAATCAAGGGGTTGCTTTAACTATTGAGGGAAATCCAAATTCAATTGGATCTGCAGTTAATTTATCTGAAGGTGTTTATTACTTAAGGGGCCATTTTGTTACAGTTGAAGATCAAACAATTATACTAGATCAATATTCAAATAATCCAAGTTATAGAATTGGATTTGAAATTTTTGAAAGTATAGAATCTTCGGATGATAATTTTGATCTTAATGATAACGCTAGTGGATTTACTAATTTTGCTGCACCTGGAGCTGATCGTTTAGTAATAGAAGCAATATTAACAAAAATTTCATTAAATGATCCTATACAAAATTCTGTAAATTTCGTACAGATATTAGAAGTTAGGAATGGTGTTTTACAAAGACAAATCAATAATCCAGATTATAATATAATAGAAAAGGAGTTTGCAAGAAGAACATTTGATGAATCTGGAAATTATTACGTAAAATCTCCTTCAGTTTCTGTAAAAGAAACATTAGACAATCTAAAAGGAAATAATGGAGTATTTAAAGAGGGTCAATTAACTTACAATAGTAATACCCCTTCAGATGATTTGGGAACTTATGTAATTTCTCCACTTAAAGCATTTGTAAGTGGTTTTGAAATTGATGTTTTGGGAACTACATATCTTGACTTTGAAAAACCAAGGAAAACAAAACTCCTAAAAGGCCAAAGTTTAAATTATGTAACCGGACCAACATATACTCTTAATAGAGTTCATGGTTCTCCTTCATTGGGAATTTCTACTTCATATTCTTTAAGTTTAAGAAATTCTAGAGTTGGATCTAGTTCTATTAGTGCTGCAGGGAAAGAAATTGGACTTGCTAGAGTTTATGATTTCGCACTAGAATCTGGTTCATATAACACTTCAACGCCAGATGCGAATGAGTGGGATATTTCTTTATATGATATCCAAACCTATACAGAGATTTCTTTAAACGAACCAATTACACTTACTGCACCAACATATATTAAGGGAAAATCTAGCGGAGCTGTAGGATTTTTAAGATTTAATGCATCGAATTCTGGAATTATTACTGCATATAATACGAAAGGAACTTTTGTCGTTGGTGAAAAATTTGTATTTGATGGAATAGAAAACAACAGAGTTTCTACAGCAATAACTGCATATTCTACAAATGATGTAAAATCTCTTTACGGAATTGTTGGATCTGCATCAACATTTACTGCAGATGTTAAGCAGTCTACTTTTAGAAATGTTGGACCTGTAAAAATTACTGCAAGAGCTGGCGGTATAAGCACAGTAACTTCATCAAATTTTCTTTTCACCGGAATTGCAACCTCCGGAAATACTGTTGCGTTTTCAAATCCAGGTTTATCCGTTGTTTCTTTTGCAAAAATTGAAACAGTATCTGATAGTCAACTAACAATTTCTGGAATAACAACTGTATCTGGCGTATGTGATGGTGCTTTGCCTGCAACAGATATTAACCCAAGTGATTTTAGAATATTATTCTCTAATTTCCAATCTTCTTCAGATAATACATTATACACAACTTTACCAAGTAGGAATATTGCATCTGTAGACTTAACAAATTCTGCATTGTCTATAAGGAAGCAATATAATGTTACTATTAGCGATAATGCAACAAATACGATTATTGCAGAATCCGATGAAACATTTTTACCATATGATGAAGAAAGATATGTTCTAATTTCTACCAATGGAACTACAGAAAGACTGAGTTCAGATAAACTGGTATTCTCCAATGGTGGAAGAGAATTAACAGTATTTGGATTAGAAACTTCTTCTGGAACTGGTAAATTAATCGCTACATTGAGAAAGACTGATATTGACTCTAAAGTCAAAAACAAAAATAGAGTTCAGTCTATTATTGTTGATAAATCTAAGTATGGTTATTCTGGAACAGGTTCAACTACCAATAATGATGGATTAGTCTTTGGTACATATCCATATGGAACTAGAGTCCAGGATGAGGAAATTTGTTTATTACAACCTGATGTAACATTCGTTTATGGAATTTATGAGTCAAATGGTACTTCGGACCCAGAACTTCCAAATCTAATATTAACATCTATAAATGGACCAACAGCAAAAACTGATGATCTATTGATTGGAGAGGAATTTATTGGTTCCATTAGTGGTGCAGTTGGAGTATATGCAGAGAAATTAAATTCTCTAAAAATTTCATATGTATCAAGAAATTCTAGTACATTTAGAGTAAATGAAACTATAACTTTTAAGGAATCTGGCATAACGGCTACTATTACCGGTATTGATTCTGGTGATAATAACATCACATCAAATTATACTTTTGATAACGGTCAGAGAGAGACAATTTATGATTATTCTAGGATAATTAGAAAATCTACTTCAAGAGAGCCAACCAGAAAAATAAAAATTGTATTTGAATCTGCTAGTTTTTCTTCATCAGATACGGGAGATCTAACTACAGCAAGTTCATACGGCCAATTTGATTATTGTGATATTTCTTCTGTCAATGGAATAAGAAATACTGACATAATTGATATTAGACCAAGAGTTTCTGAATTTACGGTTACAAACTCTTCACTATCTCCTTTCGAATTTAATGCAAGAAACTTTACAAGTAGTGGTTCATCTTCAAGTATTTTAGCTTCAGATGAATCTATTCTTTTAGATTACTCATATTATCTACCAAGGGTTGATAAAATCTATCTAACAAAAGATGGAGTTTTTCAATTAAATAAAGGAGAACCCGCAGACAATCCACAACCACCAGTAGATATTGATGATGCATTAAACATTGCAACTATTACATTACCTGCATATCTTTGCAATGTTAATGAGGCAACTTTAAACCTTGCCGAACATAGAAGATATAGAATGAAAGATATTCGAGATCTTGAGGAAAGAATTAAAAATCTAGAATACTATACTTCCCTATCATTGCTAGAATCTGACACTTCAAATCTCTTTATCAGAGATACGAATGGACTGAATAGATTTAAGTCTGGATTTTTTGTAGACGATTTTTCTACCACTTCTTCTCAGAAAAAAGTAACTATAGTAAAAAATAGTATTGATGTAGTTAATTCAGAGTTAAGACCAGCTCCATATACAACTCAGGTTGATTTAATTTTAGGATCAAATTCTCTTATTGGATTGGGTAATAATTTAAACTCAAATCCAGATGCAAATTTTGTAGATGATTTGATCGGAACAAATATATCCAAAACTGGAAGTCTAATAACATTAGACTATTTTGAAGTTGAGGAAATAAATCAACCTTTTGCAACAAGAACAGAATCTGTATCTCCATATAGAGTTGGATTCTATGGTGGAACAATTAAACTTACACCATCATCAGATATTTGGGTAGATGTTATTAGATTACAGGCTAATAGCACCGAGGTGGCAACAAATTATATTCAATCAGAATCTCAAATTGTTGCTTCAGAGTTAGACAATCAAAGTGGATTTGGTCCTGTAACTTGGGGTTCTTGGGAAACTATTTGGACTGGATCAACAACAGTTAAGGATTCGAGAACAGTTAATGTAGGATATTACATTATTAAGGAAGATCTAGAAACAGTAACTAGAACTGGTACTTCAACAAGAAATGGTATCAGAAAAATAACTAAAGATGAATTTAAAAATATTTCTCTTGGAGATACTGTATTAAGCACTGAAATTGGTGCTTTCATGAGATCAAGAAATGTTGAATTTATTGCCCAGAGATTAAAACCATTTACTAGAGTTTATTCTTTCTTCAATGGTATAGATGTAAATAAGTTTATTGTACCTAAACTTCTTGAAATCGAGATGTTATCTGGTGTATTTGAAGTTGGCGAGACTGTAGAAGGAACTATTGATATACCTTCTACCTTCTCATTCTTAACTATATCTCCAGTTAGACCATATTCAAAAATAACCTTTAGGGTTGCCAATTCAAACCACAAGTATGGTCCATTTAATGCACCAACTCAAGTATTTGTTGCAAATCCATATAATGTAAGTCAACCAATTCCAGAATCATATTCTTCAACATCAACTATTTTAAACGTAGATACCTTCAGTCTCTCACTACAAGGACAGGGTAATTATTTTGGTTATGTTGAGGTTGGAATGAAATTGAGAGGATTGACTAGTGGAGCGCAAGCTGTAATAGGAAATCTAAGACTAATTACTGATAAGATTGGTGTAGTAATAGGATCTTTCTATATTCCAAATCCAAATATATTTGGTAATCCAAGATTCGAAACTGGTCCAAAATTATTCAGAATTACAAATAGTTCCACTAATTCAACTATTGAACCTGCATTAACTAGTGCCGAAGAAAGGTATTTTTCTGAAGGAAAGGTAAATAGAGTTCAAGAAAATATTCTCTCAGTGAGAACCGTAAGAACAGAGACACAAACTATAACTGAAAGTAGACCCGAAAGTATAACAGGTCCAACAGCTGTTGTGGCAACTACAATTGTTGGAAATACACTTCCACCAATTGTTCCAATAAGTCCACCGCCAGCTACTGTTCCAGAAGAACCAACGGAAGAAGTAGATTTCGAGCAAGAAATTCCAGAAGCTACATTCCCAGAACCAATTCAAACGCCACCTTCAGACTTCCCTGCTCCAGAACCATTTGTTCCAGAGGTCGGCCCAATAGCACCAACTCCAGGACCAACTCCAGGACCAACTCCAGGTCCGGGTCCAGGACCAACTCCAGGACCAACTCCAGGTCCGGGTCCAACACCATCTCCGAAAAAAGGTAAAGTTCAAACTAAATTTGTTAACTTCATTGCTCTGACCGGTGGAACAGGAGCTCCACAAAAAGGAGGTAAAATAAATAATTTATCTGTTCCAGTTCAAGTAGTTAATGGAAAAACTTTCCAACAACTCAAATCTAAACTGGGATCCCAAAAGGCAAGGGAGATATTTAAAGCTGCCGGAACTAGACCAACAGCAATTGATAAAAAATTAATATTCCCACAAGGAACAGGTTTTAAAACAACTAAACTTCCACAAGGACAGATACCTACTGCGAATAGTCCATTTAGCGGTCTCGCGAAGACAATTAAACAATCTGGATTTAGTCAAGTAGCAAAAGTTCAAACAAATAAAGGAGCATTGAATGTAAGAACTACTGGATCAATAACAGCACCGCCCGCAAATAGAGGTCAAGGTAATAAAAATAGGAATAGGAGATAAGAGTGTACTATAAATATAATATAAATGGGTCAGAAAAATAAGGTAAAGGAATAAAATGAAACTAGTAGATCCTTTGGCACAGTCTTTTTATGTTGAACCCGAAAGTGGCATTTTTGCCACTTCGGTAGATTTATATTTTTTCTCTAGAGATCCGGAGTTGCCAGTTACAGTTCAATTAAGACCTATGCAATTGGGTCTTCCTACAAATGAAGTTTATCCCTTTAGTGAAGTAGTAATTGACCCTAAAGATGTTAAAATTTCTGATGACGCATCTTTACCAACTAGAGTTACTTTTGAGTCTCCAGTTTACCTTGCAGGAAAGCAGTTTCATGCATTAGCAATATTGTCTGCTTCAAATGTTTATAATGTTTGGATATCTAGATTGACAGAAATAGATGTTAGTACAAGCGATTTAAATGACGAAGAGCAGGTTTTGGTTTCTAAGCAGCCATTAACCGGTTCTTTATTCAAATCACAAAATGGTTTTACTTGGAATCCAAGTCAACTTGAGGATTTAAAATTTAAATTAAACAGAGCTAACTTTGTTGGTAGTGGTAATATAAATTTCTACAACCCAGATCTTAGTCTTGGAAATAATCAGATAGCAACTTTGGTCAAAGATTCTTTGGAATTAAATTCCAAAAAAATAAAGGTAGGTATAGGAACAACTATTGCAAATTCAAAATTACCTTCTTTGGGAAATACGATTATTCAAGCAAATAGCAATGGAACCGGTAATTTTGTGGGTTCGGCAGGATCTGCATTTGGAGATCTTGGTATAATTAACTCCGGTATAGGATATACACCATCATCTGGAGCTTTTGTCTTTAATAATGTTTCTCTAAGATCTATAACAGGTAGTGGAAGAGATGCAAAAGCAAATATTACAATTGAAAATGGAGTTGCTATTGCTGCAACTATTTCTAATGGGGGGATGGGGTATTCTGCCGGAGATGTTGTTGGTATAACTAGTATAGGGTCTCAAAATTTAGGAACAAATCTAAGACTATCTGTTTCTGAAATTTCTGGAGTTAATGAATTAATTATAGATCAAGTTCAGGGGGAATATATAACGGGAGTAGGAAATACTTTAAGATTTATTAATAATGTAGGTCTAACTACGGATTTAAATGGCACTGGAGCAAATGTTATTATTCCTGCTGATGGAATTGAAGTTATAAATGATGGATTGAACATTAAGGTATATCATAAAAATCATGGAATGAACTCAACTCAAAATTTGGTATCGATAAGTAATGTTGCTTCTGATTTAAAACCGACCAAACTATCTTTTAATTATAGTTCTACATCAACAGACTCCATCGCAATAGAAAGTGTTGCGATCGCAAGTTTTGATATTTTTGAAAATGTATCTGTAGCAGCAACAAATCCAGGATATATTAGAATTGAAAATGAAATTATTTCATATACTGGAGTTAATACTTCAGTATCTCCACCAATCCTAACAGGAATTGCTAGAGGAGTAGATCAAACAAATTCATTTAACTATACTGCAGGAACTCCAGTATATAAATACGAACTTTCATCTGTATCTTTACGCAGAATTAATAAAACTCATAACTTTGAAGACGTTACTATTGCTGATCCATATGATTTGGATTTTTACAATATAAAATTGGATATGAGCGATCAAGATGGTAGAATGACAAATAGAACTTTATCTGTTGGACTTCCTAAATTATTTTTAAATGAATCAAAATCAGCAGGTGGTTCTGAAATCAATGCCACACAAAATATACCATTTGAATTAGTAAGGCCAGTAGTTCAAACACTAACATTAAGAGGAACAAATATAAATGCTTCTTTGAGAACGGTTAGTGGAAGTAGTGTATCTGGAAATGAAATACCTTTCATCGATCAGGGATTTGAACCTATTAGTTTGGACGCGACTAATTATTTTTCAACACCAAGATTAGTTGGATCAAAGGTAAATGAAAACTTAAAAACAACAAATTTACCTGCTAACAAATCATTAACACTAAATTTAAATCTTTCAACCGCCAATTCCTATATTTCTCCTGTCATTGACTTGGATCGAGTTGGTATGATCTTCACTTCAAACAGAGTTAATAGTCCGATATTAGATTATGCTACAGATGACAGAGTTTCTACTTTGAAAGATGACCCAACTGCCTTTGTTTATGCAACCAAACCAATTTCTTTAGAAACACCAGCATCTTCTATTAAGATAATTTTAACCGCATACGTTAATACTTATAGTGATATAAGATGCTTCTACTCTATAACTCAAGAACCAAATTCAGAATTGATTTATTTCCCATTCCCAGGTCATACGAATTTAACTCCAAGCGGAAATGTAATTAATTTAGCAGATAGTAATGGGTTGTCGGATAGAAGAGTTTCTAAGACAGATCAGGTTGGATTTGATAACGATTCTCTGACGGACTTCAAGGAATATGAATTTACTGTAGAAGATTTACCTTCCTTTAGATACTTTGGTATCAAGTTGATCGGAACTTCAACAAATCAAGCTTACCCACCAAGAGTAAAAGATCTAAGAGTAATCGCATTAGCATGATAAATTATGAACAAGTCGAAAGTGGAAGGTCACTCAAATCTAGTTAGAGATGGAGAGACAAAAGCAATTATTAATACAAGTATGACAGATTACAATAATTACATTATGCAAAAAAAGTTGAAAGAGAAAGAGGCTCAAAAAATAAATTCGATAGAAAAAGAGGTTTCGGACATAAAAAATGATATTAATGAGATTAAAAATCTTTTAAGGAGACTGGCAAATGAATCCTGAACAACTTGTATTAGAGGATTTGAGCAAAAATTTTGAATATTTCAAAATGGCAGCGGAAATAGATTCCCTAGAAGATATTGAAGATGTTAAAAACGTTGCAAAATGTTATTTCAAATTATACCTAAAGCAGCAAGAAATTATTTCTAAATTTTAAGTCCAAGTATTTGGCATTTTTACTAAATACTTCTAAAAGTAAAAATAAATGGCTCAACCATCTACCAGACAAGAATTAATTGATTATTGTAAAAGAAAACTAGGTGCTCCCGTTCTGGAAATTAATGTGGCAGACGAGCAAATAGAAGACTTGGTAGATGATGCTATTCAATTATTCCAAGAAAGACATTTTGATGGCGTTTACCCTACTTTTTTTAAATATAAATTAACCCAAAATGATATTGAGAGAGGAAGAGCAAGGGGAATAAATTCTTCTACTGTTGGTATAACAACTACTAGCGTTTCAACATCTATTGCTGGTATTTCTACTACATTTAATTATGAAGAAAATGGAAATTATTTACAAATGCCACCATCAGTGATAGGAGTAAATAAGATTTTCCTTTTCGATGGTGCAAATAATATTACTAATAATATGTTCAGTGTTAAGTATCAATTATTTTTAAATGATATTTATTATTGGGGCACGACTGAACTTCTAACTTATGCAATGGTAAAAACTTATCTTGAAGATTTGGATTTCCTCCTCAATACGCAAAAACAAATCAGATTTAATAAAAGGCAAGATAGATTATACTTAGATATTGATTGGGCATCGGTAAGAAATGATCAGTATATTATAATAGACTGTTATGCAACTTTGGATCCAAATAGTTACAGTCAAGTTTGGAATGATTCTTTCATTAAACCATATCTAACTTCTCTGATTAAAAGGCAATGGGGACAAAATATGATGAAATTTACCGGGGTTAGACTTCCAGGTGGAGTAGAATTAAACGGAAGACAGATGTATGATGATGCTCAGAGAGAAATTGATATGCTGATGGAAAGAATGTCCAATACTTATGAATTACCACCTTATGATATGATAGGTTAATCATATGCTTAATCCATTTTTTCAACAAGGTTCTTTTGGCGAACAGAGTCTAATTCAGGACTTAATTAATGAACAACTTAAAATATATGGTGTAGATGTATATTATCTTCCAAGAAAGTATATAACAGAAAAAACTGTAATTAAAGAAGTAATAGAATCAAAATTTGATATATCCCACCCAATAGAGGCTTATATTGATAATTATGAAGGTTATGGTGGAAATGGAAC